GCCACAGCCAACGCCTGTGGACTGGACGACCGCCCTATTCGCTACCCTTCGGGCCGGAGTGCAGGCCGTTGGAGCCGCGCCGAACGTTGAGAAGTTCTACGCCATCGCGGTAGGCACGGGACTTACTAGGCCAGCTAAAACGGCTGCTGGGGTAGGCGCTTGCTCTACAGGCGAGGCTGTGCCGGGGGGACTTGCGGCGGCCCGTCGGCGATTCGCATTAGTCACATGAACTGGCTTCGGCGCGCTCTCTACTGGCGGCAGGCGGCGAGACCGAAGTGGTTTCGATGATGATTGAGATCTGGCTCCCATTCTGCATGAGACGGTGATGTCGATGCGGTACGATAATTGTTTAGATGTTTAGATAGAGATTAGCAAAAGTTATGGCATCACCTCTTCGTGCTCGTGGTGTTATACCATCAACAGTTAGAGGAGCTGCTGGTCATACAGCTAGGGGAACAACTGTTGGTGGTGTAACATTCTTCCAGACTATTACTGGTACTCTTAATGCATCAGGCTCCCTTGTTAAAAAAACAAGTATTTTCCCAGCAGGCATACTAACAACATCTGGTTCTCTATTAAAGACTATATCAATATATCCTAGTGGTGTATTATCCTTTACAAGCTCTATAATTAAGAAAATATCTATCTTCCCAACTGGCATTATTACATTCTCTGGTTCACTAACTAAAACATCTAAGAAGTTATTAACTGGCAATATTAATTTTTCTGGCGGCATACTTAAAACTATATCTATTACACTCTCCGGTAATCTATCTTTGTCAGGCAATCTTACTAAACAGACAAGTAAAGTTCTTACAGGTACTATAGTGTTCTCTGGTTCTGTTATCAAGCAAATTAGTAAAGCTCTATCTGGTATACTAACTTTCTCTGGCCTAATTCTAAAAACTATATCTGTATTTCCAAAAGGGACTATTACGTTCTCTGGTTCACTAATTAAGCTAACCCAAAAGATATTAATGGGAAGTATCACATTTACAGGTTTCCTTATTAAACAGATTAGTAAAGGTACGATAGGTGAATTAGTATTCTCTGGTTCACTGTTTAAGAAAACTCAGAAGCTACTAACAGGCAGTATATCATTCTCTGGGACGCTAATTGCTTTAATACCTGAAGGATTACAGATAATCCTAACATTTTTCAGTGGGCGCTTGACAACTATAGTAAAAAGTGCTAATCTCAGTATGATCTATAGAATAGGTAGGCAAGATGTAGATCAGTTCTCAGGAAAGATAATAGCACGGACTCGTTCTGGTAGACAAAACATAAACACAAATAAAGTATCAGAGGGTTTAACTATGCAGTGGTTTTCGGGTTGGCTACGTTCTAGATTTACACCGCTATCTGGTTTTCAGATGCTAGGTTTAGGTGAGCGTCTTGATTACGCACCAGATGGTCAAAGTATTCTCTATGATCGTAAAGACCCTGCAGATAACACATATTATGATATATATACTATGACTCCAGCCGGAAATCATCTTAGAGATATCACTCCTAACGCTCCAGGTCTACCTACTAATCATATAGGTAATCCTGACTGGCATTCAGATGGTCAGCATTTTGTTTTTCAAGCAGCTAAACAAACTCATTCATGTGGTATAGGTTTATCTGCTCCTGGCATAGGCGCAGCTAATGATATCTGGATTGGTAAAATAGTTGGTTTACAGACTACATACACAAAGATATATAATACACCTGCAGGTCGTGCTGTTCTGCATCCTCATTTTAATAGAGCAGGAACACACTTAGTATGGTCAGAACAGATAAATGGCCCTGCTTGTGCTGGCGGTAATTGGGGTATTAAATATGCTCCTGTTAGTCTAACTCCTACTCCAGTTCTAGGCGCTATCGTTTTATATCAACCTAATGGATCTACTGGAAACATATTCTATGAAGTTCACAGTTTTGATCCAACTGACAGATATCTTCTTTACACAGCAGGTTATGATACAGACACATGGGAAATATACAGGTTTGATTTCGTAACTGATACGTTTATTAATCTTTCTAATCTTCCTGGTCAGTGGAATGAACATGCTCATTACTCTCCTGACGGTAATTGGATAATCTTTACCAGCAGTTATAAAGTACGAGGTTCTGTTCCTTCAAGTCCTTTAACTGTCAGACTAGATCTGTATATGATGAAGGCAGATGGTTCTAGTCTTTTCAGACTAACTCATTTTAATGAACCTGGATGGCCTGAATTTGTAGGCCCATCTATTATTGGTGAGTTTGATTGGGCACCTAATGGTAGAAATATAATCACTAAAGTAGATAACTTCAGTACTCGCCGTCTTTGCCGATTAGATCTAAAATCTGCCTATTGGGGAGCGTAGTTATGCCCACTTCTACCCAGAAGCTAAATCTTGTTACTACTAATAGAATTAACAGATTAACTATTGTCAGTCGGATTAAACAACTTAGTATTGCACTCATTATACATTCTGGAAAAGCAGTTCTAGTTCGCAAAATAGAGATTTAGAGGTTTAGGTATACAGATATGATTGTAATATTTAAAAAAGACGAGAAACCTAAGTTCCAGTTTACTCTTAAAGATGAAGACGGTAATCTTATTGACTTAACTGCTGCTACAGTTGCCAACTGTTATATTCGTAAAGATGGTGATACTGCTAATAAATTTACTCTAGCTGACACTGATGCTGTATTTATAGTACCCCGAACATCTGGTAGAATTGATTATCAGTTACCAACTGGGGGTATTGATACTGCAGGTATGTATTCAGGACAGTTACTTGTAACATACGCAGATGGTGAACAACAGACAGAGCGATTTCAGTTTATGGTAGAGGAGGGTCTACGGCCATGAACGAAGCAGATGTAAATGTTAATATTGGCACTGATGATTTAGGTGGTCTTATAGTATTCTCGGCAGCAGCTGTTTTTATAGTTAAGTTTCTTCGGGGATTACTTGGAGAGAAGATATTAACTGGTTCCCGTACTCAGGCTATGGCTATGCTTGTATCTGGTCTTCTAGGTGCGGCTGCTGCATTTGGTACGCGGGATTTCAAAGCTGACACTAGTGATATAGTTACATCTATTTTCTTTGTCTTCACCCTAGGTCAAACCATCTACAATTTAGGCTTTAGACAAGAAGCTGGTGTTCCTGATATTACAGATCAAGTTAAAGCATACATAGCGTCACGCCGTTCTAAATAAAACCAGCTGTCTGTATTAACGCTTATATAGGAGAATTAGTTATGCCTGAAACAGAGCAGCAAAGACAGTTTATGTGTGGTATTTGTGGTGGAAAGATCGATGCTCCAGGAAATCTATCAAAACCACAGGCTTGCGAACAGTGTCAAACTAAGATTAAAAAACAAATCAGATCTGAACTAGAGTCCGAGATGCCTACTCGTCGTTATCTCATGCGGCTATGTGCCGAAATGGGCCAACAGCTCCCCGCTAACATTGTTAAACAAGCTATAACCACCGCTCGCGCACATGCAGGCGGGTCATCCCCTAGAAAGCCTCTAGAGATGAGCAAGGCCGTTCTAGAGACATCCGAACGTAAGCAATTAAAGGATTCTGATTTTGCTATACCAGAAGATAGAGCATATCCTATCCATGATGAAGCACATGCTCGTAATGCTCTAACACGTGTAGCGCAGTATGGTACTCCAGAAGAGAAGAAGCGTGTAGTATCTGCTGTTCGTAAACGTTATCCTGAAATCGAAATCTCTAAATCTCAGTTTCAACCAGACGGAAGTGATTTACATCTTGATGCATTAATGCATGAGATAGTATCTATAGGATCAGATGAAGATAATGATTTTATCTGTGATTTGATGGCTCCTGAAGATGCACTAGCTGCTGAACCTGAAACTATAGAGAATCCAGTATAAAAGATAGCTTACTTTTATATTTCAGTGTAAATATTATTTTTCTAAGGATTAGTTTCAAATGACTGAAATAACTGCACTAGTTAAAACAGCTGAAGTTGATATTACTAAAGGGACTACTGAAAATAAAACTATGCCCTGGCGCAATAGGGCTTATACGGCTATATGGCAGGCGGTTAAGGACGGGAAGTTAAAGCGTGGTAGCTGCCGTATCTGTGGTTCTGCTAAAACACAAGCACATCATAAAGGTGGACGTTACATAACTAAGGCCAGTATTATCTGGTTATGCGACAAACATCATAGAGAGCTACATGTTCGGTTACGTAAACAGCACAGTACAGTTAAGGCAGAGAAATCAGAGAAGACTACCAGTTTTGAGATGGTTAAATCTGATAAAAGTAAACGTCTGGTTTACTTAATTGTTGCAAAGCCTGAAGAGCTTGATACAGACAGTCAGTGGTTTGAAGCTCAAGATGTAGAAATTCTAGCTCATAGATATTTACTTAGATATACTCTTGGATCTGCTTTTATCTATGAAGAACATAAAACACGACTACACAGTATTTTCGTTGTAGAGAGTTATCTAGCTCCTGTGGATTTTCAGATAATAGATGATAGTGCTAGAGAAAGAATAATTCGTAAGGGAACCTGGATAGCTGTGTTATGGGTTCCAAATGATGAGATATGGACAAAAATACAGAACAAAGAATTAACTGGAGCTAGTCCTAGAGGGCCAGCTAAGTTAATACCTGGGCAGATGCCTTAATTAGATATAGGTATCTTGTTGCTCCAGTCTTTATATATTTGTTCACAACGTTGACGGGTTATATTTCCTACTTTAACTGAGATCTGTCCGAAACTCCAGCCTTTTTGCCTTAACTCTATAATTTTTCTATTTCTCTCTGATTTACTAGATTCTATATGTTTGTCTGCATGAAAAGTTTGACAGATAGGACATTCTAATACAGCTATAACTTCTGTGCTTTCTATATCTGATTCCATAACTTATTATCTTTCCGGTTATAACATAAACCTTTTTTACAGATATGTCAAGACTAATTGACGGTTATTTTTATGATTTCAGTTAAAACTATTGACAAGCAGGTATATATATAAGATAGTAGCATCATGGTAGCGATACAGGGTAACTCACCAGTAATAAGTCTATTGAAGAAACTGCGTGATCGTTTTCCTGGTCGTCTACATGATCCTGATGCGTTTGATTTATCTCTTACTGGTTCTCCAGCAAATAAGGAGGAAATCCTAATGACTAAGAACGCTAACGGCGTCGGCGTTTTTGATTTTACTAATGCTAGTGATGGTGTTAAAAGTGCAGTTGCTCTAGCACATGAAGCTATTAAACCACATCTGGAAATAATGCCTGAACAGGTAGTACAGTTCTTCAAATCTGCAGAAGGGGCTCTTGAATTAGAGCCAGAACCTAAGCCTAAACCAGATGATGGCGATGATTCTGAAAAGGATAAGAATGTCGCTGCTATTACTGATGATACTAGGCTTCTAGAGATGGTTAAATCGGCTTTGCCTGGAGTTGTTGATATTATCCAAAAGCCGCTTATTGTTCAGATACAGAAAAGTCAGGAACAGATTGACGCTTTGGTTACAGAGCGTGATCAGAATACTATGCGGGAAATTGCTCGCAGTTTAATTATACCTGATGAATCTGGTAATAAGGGTGAGCCACCTCCTGAGTTGGTTGGTCGTCTAGTTCAAATTCGTAAGTCTATGTCAGATACTGACTGGAATGCTTATCTTGAGGAACAGCGTAGTCATATTGCTGTAATTGAAAAATCTCAGCTATTCACTCGTCAGTCTAATTCTCTAGCTCCTGGTGCTAATAATAGTGCTTACAACGAGTTAAAGACAATTGCTGATTCTATTATCGAGAAGTCAGAGACAAAGAATCCTGTATCTGCATGGAATATTGCTTGTCAGCAAAATCCTGTTCTTTACCAGCGATATATGGAGGAGCAGCGGGCAGGATCACGTACAGACGCTAATTCTCAAGTATAACTAATCCTGTATAGGGTATACAATATAAAAGGAGATATGGATAATGGCAACGGGTGAGTCTGGTCAGCTAGTTCACAGTTTCGAAGCTGCTGCTGATTTAAGTGCAAAGCAGTTCTTTGCTATGCAGATAGATACTGCTGGCAAAATTAATCTTGGTGATGGAGGTGCTGCAGCGCCTGATGTTCTTATCGGTGTTCTCCAGAATAAGCCAAAAGCTGGAGAAGCTGGTCAAGTTCAGTCAAGTGGTATTACTAAGGCTGTTGCTGGAGCAACTGTTACTGCAGGCGCAGACCTAACATCAGATAGCACTGGTCGCTTTGTTGCAGCAATTACTACTGATATAATTCTTGGTATTTGTCTTCAGGGAGCAGCTGTTGGTGAAGTCTTTTCTATGCTTATTGTCGGCCCCTACGAGTCAACAACGGTAACGTAATCTAAGTGAAGTGGTCAGTTTAAGTTAGGGAAAAAGAGAGGTATAGATAATGCAGCCTGATGTTGGTGACCTGCACGTTGATGCCCTGCTAACTAATATCTCTATTGGATATAAGAACAAGCGTTATATTGCCACAGAGATATTTCCGACTGTTCCTGTTAATAAACAGTCAGATATTGTCCCGCGTTATGATAAGGATAAATTCTTCCGTGAACTTCTAAAGCTTCGTGCTCCTGGTGGGGATGTTCGTACTAGCGGTTACACGGTTGACAATACTCTGAAATACTTTACTCTCAACTTTGCTCTTGGACATGAAGTGCCTGACGAGCATCGCGATAATGTTGATCAGCCTTATGATATTGATAGAGATACAACTCTCTGGTTAGCTGACCAGGTTCTTCTCCATTGGGAGAAGAAATGGGCGACGGATTTCTTTGCAACTGGCAAGTGGGGCACTGATTACGCAGAAGCTGTTCAGTGGTCTGATTATGCAGGTTCTGATCCTATTCAGGATTTAAGAGTCATGCGTAGTAATATTTTAGCTAAGTCTGGTCAGCCTGGAAACACGTTTGTAACTTCTAACTCTGTAATGGACAAGTTGCTTGACCATCCTCTTCTGGTTGAGCGTGTTAAGTACACAGGTGGTAGTGTTTCAGAAGAGATGATTGCTAAGTTAGTTCGTCTTGATGGCCGTGTTCATGTTGGTGATGCTATTGAAGAGACAGCTCTTGAAGGTGCTGCATCTGTTATGGCATCTATCTTCGGCAAGCACGCACTAGTTCTCTATGTGCCACCTGCGCCATCATTGTTTACACCTTCAGGTGGTTACACATTTATTTGGAGACCTCTTGTTGGTGGCGGTGCTGCTCCGTGGTTTATGCGTCGTATACGTGATGACCGTCGCCGCAAGGATATTTTTGAAATACACACTTACTACGATATGTTGCAGATTGATGCTGCTATGGGTCAGTTTGCTCTTAGTGTTATAGCTTAAGATAACAGTAGAACAGGAGCCTCTCCCATGAGTGGTTATGCAGTATATCACGAGATGGATTATAGTGACCGTCATCTGGAACGTGGCGAATATATTGAGCTAGATATTGGTATTAATAAGAATGATTTAGCTCTGCTCAGAATTGAATATCTAAAGGAACATGAGGGAAAGGATCTGCAACCTTGTGTTCGCTGTAGTAAGAGATTTATCGGTGTTGCATTCCTACGATTACATGAGCAGAGCTGTGAAATACAAGAACTGGATATTACTAATCTTTCTGATATTAAGCCAGAACTAGAGCCAGAGGCAGAGGGTGTTATTGTTACACCACTTGCTACTGTTACACCACTATAGGCTATAGGAGAGTTAAATGGTTGCTGAAAGAACACAAGGACGGTCTGTAGCTGGTGCTTTTCAGCCTACTCAGCTAAATACTGCTGGTAAAATTGTAGCTTGTGGTAAGGTCTCTATTAACCTTCCTAGTATTGGAGCAGGTGCTTCTGGTGTAGGTACGGCTACTCTAACTGGTTTGCTTACAACTGATATGGTTATAGTTACTCCTTCTTCAGATCTAAACACTGCTCTTGTTTTTCAGGGAGCTAAAGTTTCAGTTGCCGATACTCTTCAGGTTCGTGTTAGAAATGAGAGTGCTGGCGCAATTGATGATGTAGCTATTGATTATTACTATCTAGTTATCAGATAACCTAAAACGGCATTTTGCCGTTAGAGAAGTTGAAGACTAGCGGCTCAGTTATGGGTCGCTAGTTGTACTAAAGGGTCAGAAAGGAGTTTATAGAAATGGCTCGAAGGACAAAACATGTAGAATCTGTAATTACTTCAGAAGAGATGTATTTATGTGACCATTGTAAAGAGATCACATCGCATACTGTAGAGCGAGCAGCAGAAGATGATTCTGATGTTCTTGTGTGTGATGTTTGTGAAGAGCCTATTGGTGATATGAGAGGCTTTGATGTACGAGAGCGCGACCGTGCAATCTGGGGTATTGGTCAAGATACTGATACTGAATCAGAGCTTGAAGATGTAATAGCACATGAATCAGAGTCTGCTCCTGAATCTAATCCTAACGGTGAAGATAAGGAGCCAGAACCAGCTGAAGGGTCTACTGAACATATTAATGAAATCGTAAGTACGTCTGGAGATACAGGAGATGCCTCCAACTCTCAAACCGAAGGGTAATCTAGGGCTGGATGAACTTCCTGTTATACCAGCTGAGGTTATAGATTTAATCCGCGGTGAACGATTAGAAGATATAGTTAGATATTGTTCTGTTTGCGGCACTACATGTATTAGTCAAGTATATAATCATGAATTAGGAGTAATCTTAGTTTGCAGTTGCGGATACACGTTCCTGAATATTAATTCAGATCCAGATATAGAGAAGAGATAGTTATGTTAGCACATAAACCAACTAAGACAGTTACAATCTTAAGTGGTACTTCTCTATCTGGTGAGGTAATTCTTGGCTCACACCGTATTATAGCTATTATTATGCCTGCTGCATGGACTGCGGCAAACCTAACATTTCAGGCGGCTGCAGTCTCAGGCGGGACATTTCAGGATATTTATGATGATGCCGGTACTGAAGTTAGTGTTACAGCAGCACAAGCCAGATCTATACCTGTAAGTTCTGTTTTAAAACAAATAGGACAGTTCGAGTATATTAAGATACGCTCAGGTACAGTAGGTGTTCCTGTTGCCCAAGCAGCTGATAGAGTAATCATTCTTGTTCTTAGTGAAGCTGACTAATGGCTAACTTTGAAGAAAATAGTGGCGATATTCTTAAAATGGTTGCAATGCTGGAGCGCCATCTTGCTAAAAATGGAGTTTTTGACTCTACTTCAAGTCCAACATTAGAACAAGTAGAAGAAGCTCTTTCTGAATCAGAAGGTGAATTATTTGCATGGTTGGCTGAAGCTGGTTTCTCTATTCTTATTGCTGATTATTCAGTTGCAGCTAAGAAATACCTAGCTTGGTATGCTGCTTTAGGAACAGCTTACAGACTAGAAATTAGTCATCCAGGACAGCAAGCTAACCCTCGTGGTAATAGTCGATGGCAGGTGTTAAAAACTGAATATATGAGTATTAAGGAACAGCTTAAATCTCCAGCACTGGACAGATTAGGGGTTACACGTTCGTATATTGCTAAACCTGTTATTACAGGTGTTAGTTTGGATGATAAAGCGTTACAGCAAGATGATACTGATGCTGTTCAGCCACATTTCACTCGTGAAATGTTACGTAATCCAGCACGTGTTGGCCCTACAGGACAGGTTCTTAAAGAGACATAACAGATGGCTGGTTTTGATGATGTACTTACTGCACTCTATGATCTTCTTGATGCTCAAACAGACTTTAAGAATCATGTATCAAAGTTTGATTACTCTAAGATATCTGAAGATGGTTCTACCTCTATTGTCCTTCTTCCAGGTGGTTTCACACATGAAGATGAAACTTTTGGGGGAACATATGCAGCTGTCTGGGAAATTCTCGTTGACATTTATGAACCATATTCTAATAATATAGAAACAGATGTTACTACTCTGATTAAGGCTCGTGATACAATAATTAATCTTTTAGAACAGAAAGTGTATTTAGGCAAAGGTTTTGGTAACAGTATTGGTATAGAAGTAGCAGATATTATAGAGGGAACAAGATTAGCAGCTGTTCTAGCTGAAGATGAAGTTACAGTAACTCATTTAGTTATGTCAGTATTACTCAGAGTTCGACAACAGCTTTCTGTTACTTTAGAGACATAAGTTATGCCTGTATCACTTCAGATACGAATTGATGGTCTTGACGAAGCTCGTCGCAAGATAGGTAATCTGAGTGATGAGAAGCGTCTTTTCAGAGGTACTGTATTTTTTGTTAAAAAGCGTCTTGAGGAAGGCGTAGACATAATAAGCCGAGAAGCTCCTAAAGGGCCGACTAGAGATTTATCTAATCAGATAGAATTAGTTACATCTGAAAGTGGTGGAACGCTAGAAGCTGAGTATATACTAGCTTCTAAACATACTCGTTTTGTAGTTGAAGGAACAGGTATATTTGGCCCTCACAGAATGCCTATACGTCCTCGTACAGCACAGTTCTTACAGTTCTTTAAAGAAGATAAGTGGATAAGAGCTAAACAGGTACGTGGTCAGCCACCTAATGAATTTCTAGCTCGCTCAGCTCAGATAATCCGTCGAAGAGTTATAACAACTGTACCTATTGAATTTAGACGGTTGATTAATGTAACTATAGCTGGAGTTGAATAGAAATGGCATCTCCGCGAATCTTAGGTAAAAACGCCAGACTATATTTAGCTGATTTAGCTTTCTATCTCAAAATGTTTGAGATGCAGTTCCCTATGGAGTTTAATTTTGATGATTCTACTCCATATGGTGTTAACTGGCGTGAGCAGGAATTAATAGATGGTCAGGCTTCTATGATTGTTAATGCATTTGCAGATACAGAGAAGCCTCTTGTTTTAGGTAACTATGTTTCAGACCAAGCATATTGGGATTCATTCTATTCAGGCTCGGATTTTAAGGCTGATCCTACAGTACCTATAACCTTCATACCTAAAGGTACTGTCCTTGATGGTGATCCTGCTTTTATATTTAAGAGTCATCTGGGAAGTCTAGCAATGGGATTTCCTAGAAACGCTATTGGT